TACCAGGTTTCGAAGAAAATTATCAAAAATTTAAAGATGCTGGTATAGATGAAATCTATGTAGTATCTGTTAATGACAGTTTCGTTATGAACGCTTGGGCAAAACACTTAGGCATCAAAAATGTTAAAGTAATACCTGATGGTAATGGTGAATTCACTGACCATATGGGTATGATAACAGATAAATCTGATGTGTGTTTTGGTAATCGGTCATGGCGTTATGCATGTATCGTAAATGATAATGCAATTGAGAAATGGTTTATTGAACCTAAAGATAGTGGTGAAAATGACCCATATGGTGAAACATCTCCAGAGAATGTGGCTAAGTATCTTGGCCTTGCCATTTGATGAGATATGATATATAATTAATTTTTTAAAGGAGAAATATATTATGAATATAAGTAGTGAAACGGTTGCCGTACTAAAAAACTTTTCTGATATCAACCAAGGTATCGTAGTTAATGTCGGTAACAAAATTCAAACTATCTCTACACTTAAAAACATTTTGGCAGAAGCTGAAATCGGTGAGAAGTTTGAACAAGAATTTGCAATCTATGATTTGCCTGAATTCTTACGAGCAGTTGATTTGTTTGACAAAGCAACTTTAAACTTTAATGGTGGTCAGAAACTTACTATTAAAGATGCAAACGGTAAACAATCTATTAAGTATTATTTTGCAGATAAATCGGTTGTAGTGGCGCCAACAAAGCCTATTACAATGCCAGATAAGTTTGTAACATTCCAACTTACCAAAGAGATGTTTACTAAACTTATGAAAGGTGTCAATACACTTGGTTTACCAGATGTTGCCGTTGAAGGCGATGGTAGTACAATCAAATTGGTTGCCTTAGATAAGAAAACTCCATCTTCAAATGATTATTCAATTGAAGTAGGTGCAACAGATAAAACTTTTAAGGCATATTTCAAAACTGAAAACCTTAAAATGATTATGGGTGACTATGATGTGGCGATTTCTCAAGCAAAGATTTCACACTTTGTAAACAGAAGCCAAAAAGTCCAATACTGGATTGCTGTTGAACCTGATAGTGAATTTTAAATTATGAAACAATTGAGGAGTATATTATGTCAGAAGAGTATTTGTGGGTCGAGAAATATCGGCCACGAAAAATTAAGGATTGTATCCTTACAGAGAACTTAAAAGAAACATTCCAAGAGTTTCTTAAACAAGGCGAAATACCAAATCTGTTATTAAGTGGTTCTGCCGGTACAGGTAAGACTACTGTTGCTCGTGCATTATGTGAAGAAATGGGTGCTGATTATATCATCATCAATGGTTCAGATGAAGGCCGACAGATTGATACATTAAGGCACAAGATTAAAAACTTTGCCTCAACAGTATCATTAACAGAACAATCAAAACATAAAGTGGTGATTGTAGATGAGGCAGACTATATGAATGCCGAGTCCGTTCAACCTGCCTTGCGTAACTTCATTGAAACATTTTACAAGAACTGTAGATTTATATTTACTTGTAACTATAAGATGAAGATTATACCTGCTTTACATAGTCGTTGTACTGTTATTGATTTTGCAATTAAGAATGGTCAAAAGGTTAAAACTGCCAAGGCATTTATGACTAGACTATCTGGTATTCTTAAAGATGAACAGATTAAGTTTGACCCAAAGGTTCTTGCAGAACTAATACAAAAACATTATCCAGACTTCCGTAGAACTATCAATGAACTTCAAAGATATTCTGTACGAGGTGAGATTGACACTGGTGTATTGTTTAATTTATCTGAAAGTAATACCAAAGAACTTATGTCTAGTTTAAAAGACAAAAAGTTTAATGATATGCGAAAGTGGGTTATCAATAACTTAGATAAAGAACCATCATCTTTATTTTCTACAATCTATAATAATCTATATGAGGCACTTGAAAAAAAATCAGTACCTCAAGCAGTATTAATTATTGCAGGTTATCAATACAAAGCCGCCTTTGTTGCTGACCAAGAAATCAATATGGTTGCATGTCTAACAGAGATTATGGCAAACTGTAATTTCAAATAGAGGGTGTAATGATAAAAGGTATTGGTTACCTAGACTATTGTAAAGATAGACTAGATGAAGGCCATAGAACTCAGAAGACCAAAGATGGCACTGGTTATGAAGAAGCCGGTCAAGAACGGTTTGTATTATACTTTGGCAGGTCACACATTCAAGATTTCGAAACAGGTGTTCTTGCAAGAGGCGAATTAAAAATCGGTCAGGCCAAATTTCTTAGTGCCGTAATGCGAAGTAGAAACCAACCAGGAAATGATTTCAGATGTTATGTAGAGATTGTATTATCATCAACATTAGAAACATATGAAGCGGAAGGTATTGTAAAAAAACTATACAAAGGCAGACGAATTCAGTTAACACAAAATCAACAAGAACTATATAATCTAAGAGATGATGAACTAGAAGATGTAGTAAATTTTGTATTGACTAAATTGCCTTTCACACCGAAAGAGATTAAATATTATGTATGAATTGAAAGATTACCTAAACTCTATCAACTACAGTAAAGAACCTTTACTTGATAGTGAAGACACCGAATGGACTAAGAAGTATGCACCATTCATTATTAACAAGTGTGTATCTATGCATTATGATACCGTGATGAATGCTAATGAAATGAATGGTTATCATTTCTTACCAAAAACAATGCAATTTCACTATCTTATAAATAGTATCCGAAAGAAGAAGCGATTTGGTGGCAAGTGGTTATCACAAGCCAAACTAAAAGACATGGATATAGTGAAAGAGTATTATGGTTACAGTAACACAAAAGCAAAAGAAGCTCTCAACCTATTGTCTAATGACCAAATTGAAAGTATAAGAATAAACCTTTCTAAGGGTGGGAGAAAAAGAAAATGAGTGAAGAAATTATAAGCTGGTCAGCTAGTGATATGTTAGAGGTCACTATCTCACAACCAGATGATTTTTTAAAAATCAGAGAAACATTAACAAGAATTGGTGTTGCTAGTCGTAAAGACAAAACATTATACCAATCATGCCATATTTTACATAAACAAGGCAAGTATTACATTACACACTTTAAAGAGTTGTTTGCTTTAGACGGCAAAAAATCTACTCTTGTAGAAAATGATATACAAAGAAGAAATACTATAGCATTATTACTACAAGATTGGTCATTGGTTGCAATTGTTGATACTAAAAAAGTAGAAGAAAAAGCACCATTGAGCCAAATTAAAGTATTACCATTTAAAGAAAAGAGTGAATGGAGTTTGACTGCTAAATATAATATAGGCAAAAAGATTGAAGGAACTGATGGCGGAAATGTTAGTACCAAAGTTTAAAGACTTCTTATCAGAAGCAAAAAAAGAACAACCCTTTCTAAGATTACTCATCGTAACAGATGAACCTGAAGAGGCGAAGACTTTTCATACTGCTGATAGATTACAGGAAGAGTGTGATAAATTAAAATATCCACATTACCTATTTAAACTTACTGGTGGTTACACAACACTAGAAGATGGTGTCCGTAGATTTCATAACAAAGACGACAAAAAAGGTTTTGAAATCGACAAACAAACAGTTGCTGTTATTAGAGGTTCAATTACCAGAAAAGATAGTTGGATGGACTTTGTTTCTATTTTAGAAAAAGAAGAAGTTACTCTAGTTAATAATCGTAATTGTATTTCAATTTGTGCTGACAAGTATAGAACTTCATTAAGACTTGCAGACTATGGTTTAACAGAACCAAAAACCTTTTTAATAAACGACCCCGAAAAATCAGTAGAACAAGTAGAAAATGCTGGTCTTAAATTTCCTCTTATCTTAAAAACTTTAAGAGGTAGTAAAGGTGTCGGTGTATTGTTTGTTGAGAGTGCTAAATCTTTAGACAGTATCGTACAACTAATTAACAAACAAGATGAAGACGCAGATTTATTAGCACAACAATATATCAAAACAGACTATGATGTTAGAGTACATGTATTAGGTGGTAAAGTGATTGCAGCTATGAAACGACCAGTTATCGAAGGAGATTTCAGGTCAAATGTATCACAAGGTTCAGAACCAGAAAACATAGAGTTAACAGAATTAGAAATAGAAGAAAGTCTTAGAGCTGCTAAAGCAGTAAATGGGACATGGTCGGCGGTTGATTTTATACCTAGTAAAAATAGGGAAAAAGAACCACCATTTATGTTAGAGGTGAACTCATCACCTGGAACTGAAGGAATTGAAGATGCGAGCAATCAAAACATATCTCGTGAGGTTATCCAGCACTTTGCTGATAAAACAAATAGATATAAAACTCCAACAGAGTGCGGTTACAAAGAAGTGGTCAACATCAAACCTTTCGGAGAAATCATTGCTAAGTTTGATACAGGTAATTCTGGCATGCCAGTTATACATGCTGATAAGTTTTCAGTATCCGGTAGACAAATTAGATGGTCTCTTCTCGGTAAAACAATAACTTCTGATATTGTCCGTAAAGAAGAAATCAAAGTTGGTGGGTTAAGAGATTATGATGAAGACCGATATGTCGTAAAACTAGATGTAGAATTTGCAGGTGGATTATATAAAGATGTAGAATTTACCTTAGATGATAGAGATGAGAGAACTCTTATCTTATTAGACCGTGCATTTATGAATACATTAAATGTCATGGTCAACCCACAAAGAAAGTATGTGATAACTACAAAGTATTCCATTGATGAAAAGTGATAACAAATATATAATTAAACAAAAAATAACATCACACAACCAACACAAAGAAAAATTATTAAAAGAAATTTCTAAAGAAAACAAAAAGTGGTTTAATGAAAAAGCTGGTAGTAATGTAACAAATACCGATTGGTCTAATTCATATGATATGGAAAGACCATATGTTAAAACCTTTATAGATATTATAACAAAAGGCAAACATCTAAGATATACAGATAAACACAACCACACAAATGCAAAAATACATAATGTATGGTACAGTCAGTATTATAAAGATGATATACATAATTGGCATACTCACAGTGAGTGTCAGTTTACAAATATATATTACTTAGAACTTGGAGATACAAACCAAGGCACAGAAATTTATGATGGATTTGAAAACAAACGATATGACTATGACCTTTCCGAAGGAGATATGTTAACCATGCCATCATTTTTACCACACCGTTCTAAACCAATGGTGTCGGATGTAAGAAAAACTGTTATAGTTTTTAACAGTAGTTTTAATATATTAAAACCAAACCAGCATTGACATTGAATACAAATAATGTTATACTATGCTTAACAATTAAGGAGTGAATATGAAGAATATAAAGATAATTCGTTTGGCAACAGGCGAAGATGTAATTGGTGATATCGAAGTGACGGATGCCGAAGTTAAGGTTAAAAAGTCTTTCGTATTGATACCAAGACAACAGGCACCAGGACAACCTGTACAATTGATGTTGTCACCATGGCAACCATATACAGATGATGCCGAAATCACAGTAGATAAAGATAAAGTTATCACTATGATTAATCCTAAAAAAGATATTGCAGATAACTATGCTGAAAATACTTCAGGTCTTATCAAAGCAACACCATCACAATCAAAACTCATAACTGAAGCTAAATTGCCGAAAGTATGATAACCATTTTCTTTCACAGAGAAGTGGGGGAAGTTACTTATGTTCAGAAAGTCAAAGTACCAGAAGGAACGACACTCATGGAGGCCGCTAAATTTCACTCGGATCCTCCCATTGAAGAAATACCAGCAACTTGCGGTGGTACTTGCTCGTGTGGTACTTGTCATGTTTATATTGGAGATATGTGGCTTGACAAACTTGGTCAAATAGATTATAATACTCCTGAAATCGACTTATTAGAATATAAGAAAGGTTACAAGCCAGGTGTAAGCAGGCTGGCCTGTCAAATTGAATTAAATAAAGACCATAATGGTCTAATTGTTATGTTGAGGAATGATGAACTTTTATAAAAATGTTATAGAACACCGTGGTAAACTTCTTGTACGAGGTATTAAGAATGGTAAAGATTATAAACAGAGAATGGATTTTATGCCTACTCATTATTCTCTTACCAATGAACAATCGCCTTATAAAAATCTACAAGGACAAAACCTAAAACCTTTTACTTTAGATAATATCTTTGATGCTAGGCGTTTTCGTAAAGAGATGACCGAGTTAAGGTCACCTGTTTATGGTTTAGAAAGATATCATTATCAGTATATCGGTCAAGAATATCCTAATGATATTGAGTGGTCAAAAGACTTGATTAAGATTTTCACAGTTGATATTGAAACAACTTGTGAAGCAGGTTTTCCTGATGTAGAAAATCCACAAGAAACAATTATTTGTCTTACAGTAAAAAATCAATCTAACAAACAAATCATCACATGGGGTATCGGTGAATATAAGAACGATAGACCAGATGTGACTTATGTTTATTGTAAACATGAGAAAGAATTAATATTTCAGTTTATGAAATTCTGGATTAAAAACTATCCAGATGTTGTCACTGGTTGGAATTGTAAATTCTTTGACATGCCATACTTGATGAATAGAATTAAAGCAATTGCAGGTAGTGAAGTGGCAAACAAAATGTCACCTTGGAATATTGCAGAAGCTAAAGAAGTCAGAACACAAGGTCGTGTACAAACTGTATATGATATCAAAGGTGTTGCTGTACTAGATTACCTTGACTTGTATAAGTGGTTTATACCAACAAGACAAGAGAGTTACAAACTAGATTTCATTGGCGAACTAGAACTAAAACAACCAAAGAATGAAAACCCTTTTGGCACATTCAAAGAATTTTATGAGAAAGACTTTCAAAAGTTTGTCGATTACAACATACAAGATGTTGAGATTGTTGATAAGCTAGAAGATAAACTTGGTCTTATTGACCTGTCACTTACTGTTGCATATGAAAGTAAGGTAAACTATGATGATATTTTCTCACAAGTTAGAGTGTGGGATACTTTGATTGCAAACTATTTGATGGAGAGAAAGATATGTGTACCACCTAGAGAAGAACACTCAAAGGACTCCAAGTATGAGGGTGCATATGTAAAAGACCCTATACCTGGTCAACACAAGTGGATAGTTTCATTTGATATCAACTCTCTATATCCACATATTCTTATTCAATACAATATTTCACCAGAAAAACTATATGGTTCTGCTGATACTATTCCTGGTGTTGAGAAGATGTTAAACAAAGAACTCGATTTAGATTATCTCAAAGAGAATGACCTGACCATGACACCAAATGGTGCAATGTTCAAACGAGATAGTCAAGGTTTTCTATCTGAGATGATGGAGAAGATGTACAAAGAACGAGTTGTTTATAAAAAACGAATGATTAAGGCGAAGATTGAATTTGAAAAGACCGGTGATGTTTCTCTTAAAAGAGAGATTGCTCGATGCCACAATATTCAATGGGCAAGAAAGATTGCCTTGAACTCAGCTTATGGTGCAGTAGGTAATCAATACTTTAGATATTATGATGTAAGACAGGCTGCTGGTATCACAACTGCTGGTCAGTTTATTATTCGTTTTGTTGAAAACCATATGAACGATTATCTAAACAAAATTCTAAAAACAGATGGTGATGATTATGTTGTTGCCTCAGATACAGATAGTATCTATGTTCGACTTGATAAGTTAGTTGATGCAACATGTCAAGGTAAATCAGATGACCAGATTGTAGATTTTCTAAACAAGGTTTGTGAACAGAAGTTTGAACCAGAAATCGAAAAGTGGTTTACTGAACTATCAGATTATTCTAACGCATTTAAAAATGCAATGGTAATGAAACGAGAAGTTATCGCCAACAAAGGTATTTGGATTGCCAAGAAAAGATATATGCTGAATGTACTAGACGAAGAAGGCGTAAGACTTGCTAACCCTAAGTTAAAACTTATGGGTA